GACCCATATCCTGTAGTGTCATTTAAGACTTTTCATTGGTAGTCAACCAAATTAATATTGTAATTATATAAATAGACTACTGAATATCTATGGCAATACTTTTTTTATTTTTTTTTTATTTTTTTTTATCTTGCGATACCTCCCCAATATGATAATTATAGTTTCATTACTTTGCTACATGGGTACTATTATATGCTACAGGAATATTTAAATACTTTAAACTTAAACATAGGAGAATCACATCGAGGTGATTGCCCTGTCTGTAATCATAGTAATACTTTTTCAGTAACAAATTCTGGTACTCATTTATTATATAATTGTTATCATGCTGATTGTACTATATCTGGTTTTAATAACAACAAAATAACAAAAGAAATATTTAATGCTACTATTAATAACAGCGAACAGATTAATGTAGATACAGAATATACAATACCAGATTACTTTATATCAATAAGTAAAAATGATAGAGCAAAATTATATCTACAAAATAATAATTGTTGGTCAGCATATTTAAAAAATTTAGATAACATTTTATATGATGTTAAAAATGATAGAGTTGTATTTTTAGTTAGATACAATAACAAAATTGTAGATGCTGTTGGAAGAAGATTAGGTAAGTATGGTTCAAAGTGGCATAGATATAACAAAAGTAAATATCCATTTGTAATAGGCGATAGTGGTGTGTCAGTAGTGTGTGAAGATTGTGCTAGTGCGTGTGCTGTATCAGATAGATATACAGGCATTGCATTAATGGGAACACATTTAACAAATGAAGCCTTGCGAATAATAGCTGATAGTTTAGTAGTAATAGTAGCATTAGATAAAGACGCAACAAGAAAAGCAATTGATATGGTTATGCGAATTAAATCTAAAGTGCCAACAAAGTTAGTAACATTAGATAGAGATTTAAAAGTGCTAACAAAAAATGAAATATGGAAAATACTAGAATAGAATGAAATTGTCCTCTGAACACAAGTTTGAACTAACTGAAATTCAAGATAAATTATCTAATATTTTCAATGAGTTAGGGAAGATTCTTGTGACAGAGGATGACAGAGATTTAGATGACATTATGCAAAGAGTGGAACAAATGAAATTAGAAATGGATGAGTTAATTGAAGATTATAAAATTGGAGAAAAAAATGAAAATTAAAGTTGATTGGAATGGGAAAGATAATAATAATGGTTTAATTTATGGTATAGAACATCAAGATGAAAATGAAAATGTCATTGACATTGAATGGTTTAAAACAGAAAAAGAAAGAGATGAAAATTTTAAATAAAATTATTTTATTATTATTTGTAATTACAATGTTAAATGGTTGTGCATTTTTTGTTGCGAAAGAAACTGCAAGGGCTATAACAATTGTTGCTGAAGATTCAAAAGATAAATCGGAAGATAAAAAAAAGAATGAAGAAAATCAAGATGAAAAACAAAGTGTTATTGATTGTATAAAAATGGTGGTATACTGTGATTGAAAAACAAGTAATAGCATTGTGTCTACGAAAAGAGTTTTGGGATAAAGCTAAAAACATTTTATCAAAAGATATGTTTCCAAAAGAATACTCAACAATTTTTGAAACAATAAATTCATCACAACAAAAATATGAAGTGGACTTAACAGTTGATGAGTTACTTGCATTACATAGAGATAGATATCCTGCAATGCCAGAATCTACTCGTAATAATATAGAAGAAGAAATAGAAAATTTAAAAGGTGTTGCACCTACAAATATGTCTATGGCTTTTGATTTATTATTTAATTTATGGAGAAGAGACAAAGCTAGAGAAATAGGAGATAAAGCATTAGCAATATGGACAGGGCAAAGTGATGACTTTGGAGTGTTACAAAGAATAATTGATACAGCATTAAAGGAAGACCCAGAACAGCACGAAACTTTTACAATTATAAGAGATACACTAAAAGATTTAATCGCAAATGAAACTAAAACGTGTGATTTTAAATTTCCATTAAAACCTTTGTACTCACAAGTTATGGGTTTAAACAAAGGGGACTTAGGAATTATATTTGCAAGACCAGAAGTTGGTAAAACATCTTTCTGTTGTTATTTAGCAAGTGAATATGTAAAAGCAGGACATAAAGTTTTTTATTGGGCTAATGAAGAAAGAGCAACAAGATTAAAAATTCGTATCTTCTGTTCTTTATTGAATATGTCAAAAGATGATTTGTATGACAATGTTGATAGTTGTAGTAACAAACTACAAGACATGGAAGTGGAAGATAAATTAACAGTTATAGATAGTGTAGGTACAGATATATCGGAGATACAATCCTATTGTGATTTAAATAAACCAGATATTATATTTGTTGACCAATTAGATAAAATAAAAGTAAGAGGTAATTTTAATAGAGGGGATGAACGATTAAAAGAATTATATAGTTCTGCAAGAGAAATAGCAAAACGAAATAATTGTTTAGTGTGGGCTGTATCTCAAGCAGGTGCAGACGCAGAGGGTAAACAAATTATTAGTTATGATATGTTGGATGGTTCTAAAACAGGTAAGGCAGGTGAGGGTGATATAATTATAGGTATAGGTAGAAATAATGGTGATTACGATTTAGACCCAACAAGATTTTTAACAATATCTAAAAATAAAGTTAATGGTGTTCATTCTACTGTAACTTGTGAAATGGATGTTAAAACAGGAGTATTTAAGGATTTTGCTGAATGAGGTGGGGACTAACAACTTGTTTAGATGTAGAAACAACATTCAAAAAAGATGATGCTTATTTTTATAATGGTAACAATCAATTAGTAAGTGTAGGATTTAAGACACAATCTGGAAAGGAAGATTACATATGGTTTTATCACAAAGAGAAAGAGCCAACAGAAAATGGTAAAGAAACACTACAAAATTTACTTAACAGCACAAAATTACTTATTGGACATAATATTAAATTTGATTTGGCTTGGCTGTATGGTTGTGGTTTTACTTATAATGGTAGGTTATATGATACTATGGTTGTTGAGTATCTTCTTGCTAGAGGCGTACATTGTGATTTATCATTGGATGGTTCGTGCAAAAGACGAAAAGTAAAACAGAAAAAGAAACACTTGATTGAAAGTCACATGAAAAGTGGAGTTAGTATGGAAGATATTCCGTACAAATTAATAGAAGAATATGGTAGGGGTGATGTAGATTGTACCTACGATTTAGCAATGGAACAATGTAAATTATTAGAGGTGGATATAAATGAGTTTAGTAAATACAATTAATTTATCATTTGAAATGACAAAAGCATTGACAGACATGGAAGTTAATGGTATAAAGATAAATGTAGATACACTACATAAATTAAGAGATGAGTACCAAACAGAACTAGTTGTTCTTAATAAAAAGTTAGATACAATGGTTAAAGAAGCAATGGGAGATACACCAATTAATTTAGATAGTGGTGAAGATAGGTCAATGGTTATGTACAGTTGTAAAGTAAAAGATAAGAATATATGGAAAAATTCTTTTAATTTAGGTACAGAAGTTCGTAGGGGTGGTGCAAAACGTCCTAAAAAGAGACCAAATTTAAGAAAAAGTGAGTTTAATCACATGGTAGCACGAATGACAGATGTAGTTTATAAAACAAAAGTACAACAATGCGACAATTGTTGGGGTAAGGGAACAATAAAAAAATATACTGTTAAAGGAGATTTATATAAAATAGCACCAAAATGTCCTAAATGTAGTGGTAAAGGTGTTTTATATATACCAACAAATGAAGTAGCAGGTTTTAAATTAGTACCTACAAATATTATGGATTGTACTGTTAATGGATTTAAAACTGATATGGATACAGCAACGAAACACATAACAGAAACTAATGAAACAGCAAAAGATTTTTTACAATCTTACACTAGGTATAGTGCTATAAGAACATATTTACGAACATTTATTGAAGGTATAGAAAAAGGATTAGATGTTAATAATTTTATTCATCCACAATTTATGCAATGCGTAACAGCAACAGGTCGGCTGTCTTCTAGAAATCCTAATTTCCAAAATATGCCTAGAGGTGCTACATTTCCTGTAAGAAAGGCTATTGTTAGTAGATTTAAAAATGGATTTATATTAGAGGGTGATTATAGACAATTAGAATTTAGAGTTGCAGGTTTTTTATCTAAAGACAAGCAATTGTATAGAGATGTAGAAAATAATGTAGATGTTCATCAATATACTGCAGATACAATGGGTGTTGAAAGACAAGAGGCAAAAGCACATACATTTAAACCATTATATGGCGGTGTTTTAGGTACTCCAAAAGAAATGAGATACTATGAAGCATTTAAACATAAGTATTGGCAGGTAACAAATTGGCATGATAAATTACAGAAAGAGGCTGTAGATACAAAAAAAATTAAACTACCCTCTGGTAGAGAATATTCATTTCCGTATGCTAGATATACACAATATGGTAATGTAACAAATTCAACAGCAATAAAAAATTATCCTGTTCAAGGATTTGCAACAGCAGATTTATTACCTCTTGCGTTAGTTAACCTATATGCTATAATGAAAAAAAAGAATATGAAAAGTGTTATTTGTAACACAGTTCACGATAGTATTATTCTTGATGTTCATCCAGAAGAAAAGATACAGTGCATAGATTGTTTAAGAAATGCAATGATGAGTATAAAAGATGAATGTAATAGTAGATACAATATTAATTATGATATGCCTGTTGATATTGAATTAAAAATAGGCGATAATTGGTTGGAGACTAAGGAAATATAATGGAAGATTATAAAGATTATAAGTTAAGGGGAAAAGTTCATGCACCTTTTAGCCCCTATATAATGGAATTTGATATGCCTACACCATATGTAAATATGTTCAATACGTATGGAGATAAAATATCAAAAAGTGATAAAAAATCTAAACAATTAGATTGGTCAGATAATCTTGTAGGTAATGTTAAACAAGAACATAAAATTGAAGACCATTTATGGCAAGAAAAACCAAATAAAAATTTACCAACATTTTTTAATTGGGTAGGTCATTGTACAAATTTGTATGTAAAAACAAAATTGAATGCAGATGGCGATGAATTAGATAAAGAAAAAGCTAAACAAGGAATTAAAAAAGTTATGTTACATAACAGTTGGATTGTTAATTCTATTGCAGGGGATTTTAATCCTCCTCATATGCATTTTGGAATGTTATCGGCTGCAGGTTGGCTGAAAATGCCACCATCCATTGAAAAGGATGAGGAACGAGAACACGCAGGTTGGATTGAATTTATTTATGGTACACCTGTAATGTTTATTGACCCCAAATACCCAATAAAACCAAAAGTTGGAAAAATTTATATGTTTCCTGCATGGTTATTACATGAAGTTTATCCATTTAGGGGCAAAGGTTTAAGAAGGACTATATCTTTTAATTTAAGTTTTGAAATGTAGTTGCCATAGAATTTGTGTATTGTATAATATACATATTGTTTAGGGGTAATATACTTGCAAAATATTATCGCTTCTGGCTGAACAACAATAGCAAAGTTGTAAAGCAATGGCTTTAATGAGTATGTCCGATATGGATGAGGCATTAGGGTTAGGTACTGAGTAGCGTTATCATTGGAAACATGATTTGCCGTGAAAGGTTGTGGGTGCGGTCATGCTAGTCCCACGAAGCTACCTTTTAAAATAACTTGCAAAATTGGAGGTTCATGTTGAACGCAAACAAAGTAGCAGATGTTGGTTATAATCCTCTACCAACAACTCTAGATGATTTATCAGAGGATAAGCTAAAGAAATTAATTGGTCAATCTGGTGATACATCAACTGGCGGTGGAATGCCAAGGTTGTCAATTAATCACTCTACCGAAGACGATGATGGCAATCAGATTCCTAGAGGATTTTACATGATAAGAAATTCAGAAGGTAGAAGTATATTTGCCCCAAAAGCTATATACAGACCTTTTGTTCGTACTTTCATGTATTCTGTATGGGATAATGATAGTAATTCATTCGGTGGACAAACAATCCAATCACGTAGCATGAACGACTTGTTCTATGATACCAATGGTGGATTAAAATGTGGTAAACTTGCCCCCGATGTTTTAAAAACACTTGACGAACATTCTCCCGATGCGGTACTTCAAAAGAGCATTAAATGTGTTCAAGTACTATATGGTTTGGTGTCCATACCAGAGGGGCAGGATGCCACAGGAAATTCAGCAACTGTAAAAGATATACCTTGTGTTTGGTATGTAAGAGGTTCTAGTTTTATGCGTATTTCTGATTGGATTAAAACAATCGAAGCACAAAGAAAACTTATGCCTACTGCAACAGCAGAACTCTCAACTGTAAAAGGTAAAAGAGGAGGTAATATTTATTATGGTGCTAATGCTAAAACAACTGGATTTGGTAAATTTACTAAAGATGACCAAGCACAATTGTTACATTTCTTTGAATCTATTAATTCTTTTAATAATAGTATCATGGAATCATATAGAACCAATAAAAAACTTAAAGAAGATAGTGCAGATACTATTTTAGAAAGCAGATTGGTTAATAATGGTTCCAATACTTGATTTAGTAAAGAATTATTTAACAGAGGCAAGTAAGGGCGAGGCTAAACTCTCGCCTAAACTTGTTAAAGAATTTGAAAAGGCTTGTGGAGAAGCCTTAAAAAGACAATTTAATCCTCAAAAGAAAGAGTGGCGACTAAGAATGTCAAGTCTTGGTAAGCCTCTTTGTCAACAACAACTTGACAAAAAACAACTTCCTAAAGACGTAGAATATAATGCTGTAATGAGGTTTCTTATGGGAGACCTCGTAGAAGCATCTGCTATTTTTATTATGAAAGCGGCAGGTATAAATATTGAATATACACAAAAAGAAGTAACTGCTGATATAGGTGGTGAAAATATTAAAGGTACATTAGATGTAAAAATTGATGGTAAAGTTTGGGATATTAAATCCGCAAGTCCATATGCATTTACAAATAAATTTGGTAATTATGGTGGATACAATAAATTAAAAGATGATGACCCTTTTGGATATTTAGCACAAGGCTACGGATATTCTAAAGCAGAAAAGGTTCCATTTGGTGGTTGGATTGCTGTAAATAAATCTACAGGGGAATGGGCAATATGTGAAGCACCTAAAGAACAGGAGGAGGAAAGTAATGAAGCATTACAAAAAGCTAGTGAAAATGTTGAAGCATTGGTTAAAAATAAACCATTTAAAAGATTATTTGAACCTAAAGATGAAAAAATAAAAATCAAAGGTGAGGATATATTTACAGGAAATAAAATCATGCCAATGGCTTGTGGTTTTTGTAGTTACAAACATCATTGTTGGCCTAAAGCTGAGTTACATAAGAAGGTTGCAACTAGGGCTGTGAACAGGCCTATGGTATGGTATACTAAATTAAAAGAGAAGGATTTAGAAAATTGCCTGTAATATTCCAATTAGAAATAAGAGATTCTGATATTGAATCAAATCGTGATATTTTTTACATAGAAGAGTACACAAAAGACCGAAATGCTCATAATGTGCTATTTTTACGCACTAGAGACCCTTTTCGTGTTCTCTGGGGTGATAAGACGTATGAGACTAATAAACTTACTGTAGACGAAGATATAAAGCAAATTAAAAATTTGTTAGACCGAAATGCTATCATAATTGCTAGTTTAGAGGGGTATACAGAAGAATTACGTAAAACATCACCACAAACAGCACAATATTTAGATTTACGATTAGAAGAGTTATATGAGATATACAAACCTAAAACTGTGGTTAGATGAAATTAAGTCATGGTTTTAGAAGTAGATTTGAATTTGAATTTGCACAGTATTTGGCAAAGAATAAAATTAAATATGAATATGAAAAAGATAAATTTCGATATATTGTACCAATTAAATCATATACACCAGATTTTTATTTAACAGAATATGGATTTTATTTAGAATTGAAAGGGCACTTAGATGTGGCGACTAGAGTTAAACATTTACTTCTTAAAACGCAGAATCCTCATTTGGATGTTAGGTTTATATTTCCTAATTCTAAAAAGAAAATATACAAAGGTAGCAAAACTTCATACGCTGATTGGTGTAACAGGCATGATTTTTTATATGCAGATAACAGGATACCCGATTTATGGATGAAGAAATAGTATTACCTGAAAATAAAATGTATATTATAATGACACCTATTGGTGAAGACCAATTTAACATTATTTGTGTAGATAAAATGCAAAAACCTATTAATGAATTATATTATATGATGAGGGGGTTATGTGAAATGTCTATAAAGCATCAAGAAGATTTAATTGAAATAGGAAAAGATGTTGTGTTACGAGCTAATTTTAGTAAACTAAAAGATTCTGTAAAAAGTAATGTCATCCCATTTAGACCAAGGAGAAATAATGGTAAAAAATAGTAAATTTGATTTGGATTTACAATATGGACAATTACGAGAACAACAAGTTCACGATATGTTTCATAATAAAAAAATTGAAATTAAAACAGAGAGGAATTGGTGGAAAAAAACAGGTAATATTGCTATAGAGTATGAGTGTAATGGCAAACCTAGTGGGATTGATAAAACAGAATCTGATTTTTGGATACAAATATTATCTCTAGGTGTAGATAATTATTGTAAATTAATTTTTGAAGTTCCTAGATTAAAAAGAATTGTTGAAAAATATAAACCAACACACAGCAAAATGATAGGTGACAGAAATGCTTCTAGATGTGTTCTTATACCTTTAAATGAATTATTTGAGAAAGATAATGTCGCTGTATAATGAGTGTAGAATTTTGGCAATGGTGGATTTTAGTAATGGTAACAATTAATACTGTTATTAATAGCATAGTTTTTGTAATAGGTCGTAAGTTTAAACCTACTAGTCTATATAAGTTTAAAAATAAAAAAAAATTGGGGGGAAAATGAAAACTGGAGAAATTTTAAATGAAGCAAAGAATCTCGTAAATGGGGATAGACATAAGGATTATGGGGATAAAACAGAGAACCATAAAAATATAGCTAAACTTTGGTCAGCTTATTTAGATACAAAAGTTGAGCCACATGATGTAGCAATAATGATGGCTTTATTAAAAATGGCTAGGACAAAATTAGGTGCTGTAAGTAAAGATACTTATATAGATATGGCTGCGTATGGTGCGATAGCCGGTGAAATACAATTTAAAGAGGAAAAAAAATGAAATTAATAAGTGATGATGTTATTAAAAAATTATTAGCATATCTGTATAGCAAACCTTATAGTGAGGTAGCATTACTGATAGCACATTTAAGTCAACTGCCAGAATCAGAGAAAAAAGATGGCGGACAAAAAAATACCAAACAATAATGAAGCAATATTACAATTATTATATTTTGGAATTGATTCAAAGGGTAATTTCTTTTCAGAGAAATGGACTTGCCCACCAGAAGAGTTTCGTAAACACATGGATAGGTGGAACGATAATTACGTAGATACAATAAGGTATGAAAGCGTTATAAAATATATAGATAATCTTTTTAAGCAAGATATTAAAGATGTTAGGGGCTATTTAGGATGACAAAAACTATTATAAATATAGTGCAAAATGATTCTGGCGGAACTAATCCAGATACCCATGCACATGAAGATAAAATTTGGGAATTAACATTTGAGGATGGGGATAACACCTCATTAACAAGAATGATAATGTTAGAACTATTGACAAAAGGAACTGTACCTACAAAGACTGTTCATTCTTTTAAGAAATGGGATTTAACAACTACACAAGGTAGTCATATTAGAACTTGGGTGGTTGTGTATGATGATAAGTCTCATGTACAATTAACAAACACCGATTTTTATTCGCTGTTATCTAATGGCCATAAGAATAGGGAAGAGGATGTTGTGACGGAAAAGCCTAGAATACTAGCTCCACCAAATCCTGCATTGTTTGGTGAAAAAAAATCTTTAACTACAGATAAAGAAAAAGAACAGTTAAAAGAATTACGTGGAAATATAAGGGAAAATTTTGTACCTATTTTTGGTAGAAAAGATGAAGATATAACAGAAGAGGATGTTAATTACTAACCACCTAGTGGATTTTTACCTTGTAATTTAATCTCTTCAATTTGAACGTCTTGTAATTCATTTTCTTTTAAAGCTATTGCAACTTGTTTACTTATTTCTGACATAGTATCTTCTATTATTTTTATACTTTCTTCAAGTGGTACAAGATTAATTTTTGCTAGATTTGATAATACTCTAATCATTTCTTCACTTAATTTTTTAATTTCTTTTGATATAGGTTTTAAATCTACATCTTCTGGGATATCAAGCATAGCTATTTCTTCTCTTATTTTTGCTATTTCTTTAAATACAAGAGTTAAATCTACAGGTTGTATTTTATCATTAACATTTTTAATTCTATCTATTAAATCTACTTTGTATTCATTTGCATATAATAATACTTCATCAAATTGTTTTTCTAATTCTTTATCTTTTGCCTTCAAAGATTGTAGATTAACAGGAGGCTCATTTTCTAATACAGAAAGGCGGTTATTAAACTCACCCCATGCATAAAAACCTCCACCTATTGCCCCAATAACTCCTATTAATGCCGCATATGTGCTAAGTTTATCCATTATTTTCATTGTTTAAGTGCCTCCAGTTCAGCGATTAGTTTGTTTTTAGTTTTATTTATTTCTAATAATTTAACTCTGTGTATTTCTACAGGGTCATTGTCACTGTAAGAATTAAGTGATGTTCCTACATATATCTCCCCAGAATAGGAAGATAAATCTACTTGTAAAAATAGCCCCATATTCGTACTGTCGTATATATCCTTTACAGAATAAAATACTAAATCTTTATACGAATCGAGGCTATTGTTCTTAAAAAATAAATCCTCTTTTGATAAGTTTTGAGTTGTTTCTTTTGTAACTTTAGCTATTTGTTTAGCTATAGCTTTTAAATTTTTCTTTAATTTTGTTTCTACTTCTGCAACATCTGTAATAACCCTGCTGTCGGTGTCCACCTCTCTATCTTCCGATTGTATATCTTCTTGCTCTCCACTTTCCTCTGATGATACTTCGGATTCCTCAGTTCTATCACCATCGGATTCCTCCTCTTGTGATTCTTCCTGTTGCTCTGATTCATTTGTTGGTTCATTACTTGCTACTTCTTTTTCTTCTTCTACTACCTCTGTAGCAGTAGGTTCTTCCATTGTTTCTTTTTCATCTTTAATAACCTCTGGTACGCTTTCTTCGTTAGTTGCGATTTCTTCCATCGGTTCCTCAAACTCCTCAAAAGATTCCTCAGTAGGTTCATCATTAAACTCCTCCTCGGTTATCTCTTCAAAAAATTCTTCGGCTGTTATGCCTTCATCTTCTAGAAACTCCATGAACTCTTCTTCCATGCCTGTTTCTTCTAAAAAATCTGTAAAATCCTCCTCAAATTCTTCTGTAAATACTTCCTCTATCATTTCCATAGGTGGAAGTGTCATTATATCTTCAAAAAATACCTCTTCCATTATAGGCATTTCTTCAAGAATTTCAAATTCTTCAAACATTGGTAATTCTTCAAAATCTACAATGTCGAAATCTATAGTTTCTAATTCTTCTTCAAAATAGAAATCATCTTCTAATATATATACATCATCCCAAGTATACTCATTTTCTTCCCATGTATATGTATCATCAAAAACTATATCATCATTATACCAATCAAAATCTTCTGGTATATCTTCTATTATATCTACAATGTCTTCATCTATTTCAGTAATATCTTCATAAACATCTTCTTGAATAGGATTAATATAGGTATAAGATACTTTTAATTCTACATTATCTATATCTGGCCCACAATGACTAGAACAATTTGCACTATCATCTATATCTAGCTGTACTTTTATATCATAATCAGTAGATGTATTTGTACCTATAGTTGCTGTATCAGTATAAGTTTGATAGTTATTATGAGTACCTGTAACAATTCTTGTTTGTGTTGAGGTATTTCCTGTACTATCAGTTAATTCTTGTTTCATAGTAACAGAATCTTCACCATGCCAATACCATATATCACTTGACATAGTACTTGTAAAGCCATTATTTATTTCGGCTTGTGTCATGTTAGTTTTTTCAGATAATTTTATTGTTTGGCTGACACCACCATTATCTAATGTCGCTAATGAACCACTTACTCCACAGCCAGAATTACTATTATCTACAGCACTACCTACACATTCATTTCCCATACCTACATGATGTTGCTGTGTTGTTCCATGATTAGTCCAACTTTGTGTACCTCCAGTAAATCCAGAATTATCTAGTAAATTACCAGTAGTTATTGTTTCACCAAATGCTTTATCCCATACAAATAGAAAACTACAAAGAGTTAATACAGCAATAATGTATTTCATATTAACGAATAAAGAAATAATAAACAAGACCTGCAATTATACTGACATCTAAACAAATAGACCATACAATATAAATTCTAACCATCCATAATGTTGCATTCTTTATCATTATTAATTATGTACATTAATTATTATTTTTTCTTGTGTTTTTAAATCTGATTCAATTACAATATTATCAACTTCTTCTTGTTGTTTTAGTGTAGCTAACTTTTTCTTTTCTTCTTCTATCTTTCTAGCCAGTTCTTCCTGTTCTTTTTGTATTCTTATAGTTTCTAATCTTGCTTCTTCTTTAGCTATTTCTTTATCTATTCTAGCTATTGCTTCTGCTTTTACTAAATAATCTTCATAATCAGGTCTGAGTTCAGGATACTTGTCCCACATAGCTTGAGCATCTGGGCCAATTTTTCCATTCCAAGGGCAGGGAGTACCTGCAGATTGCATTGCCGCATGGACACGGGAATCTTGGCATAGTATAGAAACAGCCGCCACTTTCATCCCATAGTCATATAGTACCTTAGATAATTTTATTCGTTCACAATTTAAATCCCTGATATGTTTGCCAACAGAAGCACCAAACCCCAAAGTAGAAACGGAACCACTAATACCAGTGCTACATACATCTTGAGACATTGCAGAAAATGATGGGGCGTTAGCTGAATTGACAGGTACATCTGACCCATTGGTAGTAGTAGTATTGGTTGTTGTTGATGTTGTTGTGTTCGTTTGTCCATCGTTATTATTTGTTGTTGTTGAGGTATACCCCCCTGTTATTTGTGTATTACTTCCCGAAGTATTCGTTTGGTCATTGTCATCATTTGTTGAATCTCCCCATACTGGTATACTTATACAAAGTAGAACTATTAATAAAAATGTTGATAATAAATTATTTTTTAACAAGGCTACCTCCAAAATACAGCCCAACTATTGCAGACATTAGATGTGTATCCATTGGTGTAATTACAACACCTGCATAATTTCTATCAACTAATAATTCTTTTTGTTCAATTAGGAATAAGAAACCTCTAGATAATTCTGTCCAAGTTAGAAATACAGAAACATCAAAAAATACAGGTACAATTTTAGGCCATACTATTATAAAGAATACAGCAGTTAATGCTATAATTCTCCTAGTCCATTGAAATCCCTTATTTTCATAACGTCTTGCTTTATCTATTTCTTCCATTTGGAATTTACCACGAGCAAGTAGCATTTTTTGTGCTTCCTGTTTAGCTTTAATACTCTGTCCCCAAACAGTCATAACACCGCCTAGTACACTAGACCCTAACATTGTAATCATTTCTACTGGTAATCCAAACATATTATCCTCTGTTATCTTTCCAATTTGGCTGTTTCTTTCCTGCCTGTGCAGTATTCCAAATCTGTTCTCTTATTTTATTTTCTCCATTACTAATTAAATTAGCAACTTTAAAACCTGTAGGTATCTGTATAATATTTTTATTTTCCAGATACCTATCATGTTCTTCAAGAGTCAATAACTTTTCAAAAGTTCTACCTGTTTTTTTATTTTTAAATTTATAGAACGGCATTGTATGCAACTATAACTGCGATGATTACAACAGCAATTAGGGCAATTTTACCCTTTTTACTTAAATCACTCCACATCGTTTTTAGTTTTTCCATTGTGTCTCCTAGTTATTTATTTTTATAAAAGCCCATATGGCTCCTAAAATTCCTCCCACTGCGAGGAATACTTTAATACCCCCCAACCCCATATGGGATGTACGATTTAAATCTCGGATTTGTTTTTGCATTATATTAATATCATCACGGATATAGCGAACATCAGTTTTTAATTCTGCAATTTCTTTATCAAATGATTCCATTAATTACCTGCTTTTTCCCATGCTTCTTCACTTTCTTGTTGAAGTTCTGCATTATTTTTAGTTCTAGCATAACGTATCATAGTACCCCAGAATTTATTTACAAACTCACCTCTTATTCTTGGTTTTGTAAATCCTTCTTTAAATAGTACATCTGTTAATAAATAGAAAGAATCAGGGTCAGTGGCCATATCTTGGATTAGTTTACCTCTTCTAAATCTTGCGTCTTGAATTAATAATTCTGTTATTACATAACGAGGGGATATAACACTACGTGCAACACCATATACTCTTGACATAATTGATTTTAAACCCATTTGTGTTGGGAAATTTTCTACAGCCTGTCTTCCCATATCACCTGCAACTAATGTTGTTAAGGATGATAATTCAACTAAGTGTTCAAAATCAGTTTCTGTCATTATGTCACCAAGAACTTTTGCATTTCTTTCAATATATATTTGCATTGCACCGGAATCAACTTCAAGGTTTTCAAATAATCTTCCGGCATCCACTCCTACAGGAGTACCATCTTCAGCAAATTTTACAGCCTCTTGTTGATAGCCAACACCCTGCGTACTTCTTCTTCGATAAACTTCTTCAATTGCACCATCCCATAATGTTTTTTGTAATGATGCCTGTGCTGCTTTTCGTTTTTTATCATTAGGAATACCTCTAATATATTTTGCTAAAGCCTGTACCCTTGCAGTTTCCCCACCTTCATACGTATCTTGTATAATAGCTCTTCTTAATGATGTAGAATCTAATGCCTCCCTACCAAATATATTTTGTAATTGTTCAGTAGGCACACCAAATGGATTAAACTCAGGATTTAATTTAGCATTTGCTTCTGCAATATTTTTATTTTCTTTAATTTTATCTAGAGCATTACCACTTATACTATCTAATCTTTTTGATATCTGAGGACTTTTATCTTTCCAAGGTTTAAAAAATTCAGTACCTGCTTCTACCATATCATCTGATTTATATGGTATATCTAAAGTATCACTAAAGGCTCTTAAAAATCCTCTATCTAAACGTCCACCATCATCCACAAATTCTTGTATAGACTTTGTTAAATAATCTTTTGCTAATGGGTTAATCGTTCCATCATCCATTCTAAACATTTCATCAAAATCTTGTCTTGCAGCAGTATAATTCTTTCCTTTTGGCTTAACAAATAATTTAAATAAACTATTTCCACTTACACTTGGATTGTCTACTATTAGTCTACCAATACCTTCTCTAAATGGTCTTCCAACTTTAGATTTCCAAATTTCATTAGCTTGTTTAAGTGAATCAATATTATCAAATTCATCTGTTAATACTTTTCCAAGTTTATAATTATACATACCACTTACTCTCTGACCATCTGTAATAATTTGTTTAGATGCATTTTGATATAAACTAGTTCGTATTTTTGCTAATTGACTTAGAGAAATATCAAGTGATAAATCTGCTACTCCTTCTTTAGCAAAACCAATATCTAATTCATTTGCTAATCTGTTCATAAATTCTTGTAAAACATTTGTTCTTACTTCACCTGCTTCATCAAGAAAATCTTCTGGGTCAAATCTATCTCCTAAAGGTGTTCCTTTAGTTATGTTTTCTAATTCTTCTATAAATTTTTTATCATCTTTTAAATTTTTACGAAGTCTTGTCAATGCATCAAATCTTTTATTTGTAAAATATCTTTGAATAGACATATCTTTCATACCTTTTGAACCATCATTAATAACAGGTCTTACAGACATAGGAACATCATCTCTTATAGATAATAAACTTTCACCTATTCGTGCTATTAATGAATCTAGTTGAGCATTATTTAATGGTGAATTTATTGCATTTCGAGCAGGAGAAATATTAAATCCTGTTATATTTTCATATGCCTTTTTACCTGCTTCGTCTGCTCTCTTTTTTATAGTATTAAGGAAATTTAAAGATTCTTCTGCATTTTTATTAATATCTGCTTGAGATAATCTATATTTTGGTACAAGTTTTTTAACTATTCTACCATCACCCATATTAACATCAATAAATTTTGCCCCTTCTTCATTTAAAATAGTATCTCTAGTTGTTACATCAGAAAAATCTAATGCTTGATTCTTTGCACTTCCTTCATTAAATGTATCTTCAGGACTTAATTCAGTTCTTTGTGGTAATCCCAATTCATCCATTTCTTCTACCACAGTACCATCTTTAAGTGTTTTCTTTTTTATAGGTCTAAATGAATCTCGTTGTACATTACCCGTAGTAAAATCATATGCAAAACCTTCTTTATCTATATATTTAAATATATGATTCATACTTGGATTATTTATATTTACTAATTCACCTTGAATAATTTTAGCTTGACGACCAATAGTACCTTTATCTTTTGTTAATCTCGCCATGTGATTTGCTAATTGTTCTCTAATACCATCTAAAAACATTTCATAATTAGCAGTTTTTCCAAATTTTTTATCCCCTAATTCTTTTAATAAAGTATTTAATGCTTTTGCATTTTCAATTTCTTTCTCTGCTAATGCCATGTCATTAACATTAAATTTAGCTGTAACTGTATGGCCTAATCTCATTCTAGAACGGGCTTGTTCTCTAATAGTTGCTAACCATGCCATATTCATTGCTTTATCTATTGTAGTATAAATTTTTCCTTCACCACCAGACATTTTATCAAATTTATCTAAAATACTTCGCATTCTATCGCCACGTTCCATAACTTTATCTTTAATATCATCTGGCAAAGATGAAAATTCTTTTTCCATATAACGATAAGCATCTAATGCTCTTCTGTCTTTACTTCTTAAATCCCCAAAACCAAGTACACCCTTAAATGATGGGCTTGATGTTGCTTGTGTTATAATTTTTCTTTTTCTTTCTATTGGCATATCTGCTATATCACCAGTTGTATATCCCATAGATAATAATAATTTTCTCTCTTTTTCTTGTGTATTACCCGGCAAACGATGATTTATATATGTAAACCAATCTCCTGCATATCTAACAGCTTTAGCTGCTAGACGTGGGCCTACAATACCACCACCAACTTCGCCAATTACAGAATAATCTCTTCCTATCATTCCTTGAACCATTACTCCACCTGTTACAACCATTGCAGAAGATATTATTTCAGCTTCTGCATAAGCTCCACCACCACCTATCCATGGAACACGTTTAATATATCTACCTTCTGTTTGATAAATATCCATTAATCGTTTAGTTTTCTTTTGGTCTCTTTCAGGCATTCTTTTAAGAGTTTTTAAATAATCTTCATAATCTGCCCCACTTAATTCACTTTGTACCTTACCACTTTTAAATGTTCTTTTACCTTTTTCTGTTAATACTTCACCTTTTTTTATTTTTCCACCTGCTTTTGTTGCAAAATGTCGTGCTATTTTATTTGCTCTTAATAATTTAAGAACAGCTAAAGGCCCAATAGTAACAGCTTCTTGTATAGCTATTTCGGCAATAGCTCCTAATTTTCCCAAATCTTCATTTGCGTAGGGTATTTCATCAAATTTTAACCATGCCCCACCTTCATCTAATCCTTGAGCATATCTTCTTTCATCATGTACTAAATATCTTCCATATTTATCTATTTCATTTTCTTGAAGAACACTTCTCATCCATGCTGATTTAAATCCTTTTTTCCCTGCTACAGCATCGGATTTCCATCTTTCAAACATTTTTTCTACAGCATTCCGTCTTTGTTTATTACTTGTTACAAAACGATTATTAAATGCTAAATCTAAATATTTTGCATGATTTTCTGGGTCTATTGCACCTCTCCCCATATCAACAATACCATTCCATAGCATAGCAAAACCTCTAGCACCACCATGTGTTACTTGTTTAAATGGATTATTAACTACTGTTTCATCTGTTTCTTTTGTTGGGTTTTCCATACCCTCATTTAATGACTCAGCCATGTAATTTGTTGCTATATGCTCTTCTGGTGTACCATTATCCCGTGTCTCTGCATTTAATCTTCTCATTAATTCACCTAATTGATTTACTACATCAGCACCATAATTATTTTCAAATGCTCTGGGGTCGTTTTCCCACATTTTATAATATGTACGAAGACGTTGTTTTTCTTTTTCATCAAAAGGTTTATGTAAAGTATTATTATCTTGGTCTGCCATTTTATTTAGGCCCTCCTCTATCTATATGTTCTCTCATACTTCTTACTGCTCCAATTAATTGCATTATAGTTTTATTTTCTGTTATATATTTATCAAAACCACCATGAGTCATACCACGCAACCATTGTTCTAATTCTTGGTATGCAGAACCAATTGCGGCAGACTTTTTATCTTTTTCTAAAGAAAATAATTTTTCATC